AATAGCAATTCATTCGATGAAAGATCATCCACTGGTAGATACTATTTAGCACCCACTCCTAGAAGTTGCATCCTTATTAAAGTTCAGAGATATCTAAGAGAGTCATGCGGTAGAAAGCATGAAAGTTGTTTTTGGAAGTTGATGGTTGAATCACCTAGAAGCCCAAAGCCTTTTGAAATAGAAGTAATGAAGAAATGTGCAGAAGCCCTATCAAACTATTACTATATTAGCTATGACTCTCCTGTTTCTTTGTTTGAAGAAGCCCTGTTAAACCAGTCTTAGCCTCCTCACCCACTGGACTACCATTCGCATCATATGAGAAGTCATGCTTGGGCTTTTCTTTTTTGGTTTGGATGCCCTTGCTCTCAGCCTCATTCTGAATCATATGTATAATTTGTTTATTAAGAGATCGGCTCTCTTTTTTTGCCAGTGCATGAGCAAGTTCGTAAACCTCCTCCGAACACCTAATGAATAGATTCTTCATTATCATCTCCATAAATAATATCAGGGGCATCAAAGACCTCCCCGATTGCTACACTTTCTCTCCCTGTTTGCCAATATTTACGCTCCTTTAAACTCTCTATGGCATGGGCTAAGTATTCTTCGTTTGCCTTTAATAAAGGATCATCTAGTAAAGTGATCGCATAAGCCATAGCATCCACTTCCTCCTCAAAAATCCAAACATAATGCTTCCATTCTGCACTTATAAAATAAGCTGATGGTGCTTCGTCTTTGGGTTTATCTATCTCGTAGGTGTGTCTTATGACTGCAAACATTCCAATAGTATAGGCATTATGCAAGCAAAAAGAAAGCTGTATGTTCCATGTGGAACAGTGTTAGTGGTAGTGTTGGTATTCGTGTTTGTCCTGCTGCAAATAAAAATATTTACCAGTCATTTATATTTGTTGACTCACAGACATTTTGATACAAAAAAACCATCAAGAAACGTCATGTTGTGACGCATAAAAAAACCCACACTAGATTTCTCCAATGTGGGTTTCTTGTTTTAGGCTTATTGACTTTCGTGTTCTTCGATTAGTTTTAAGGCTTCTTCTTTTGCCTCTTTCCAACCATAGCACCAGTAGTCTGAGCGTTCCATGTTTTCTTCATCAACAAGGGTTTTGTCATAGACCTCAATGTATGTATCACCTTCGATCCAATCATCGTGGTATATTTCTAGCCAATCATGTTCCTCTTTCAACATCTGACATCTTTGTTTGGCTGAAATCCTTTTCTTCTTAGGTTTTTCAACAATTGCGATTTCGGGAACAGCCTCAAAAGGTTTATACCTTCTACTGAGTTTATGTTTCCTCCTCCATTCATCAAAACAATCATGGCTAACTCTAAACTGATACATTGTTTGGCACAGTTCATCGATGCTTGGTTGTTTGGGATGAAAGATGTTAAGAAGATTACAATAGGCTGAAACAAATTGACGACCATGTATATCCTTTGTCAAAAGATGAGCGTATTCATGTAGGATCACTCCATAATTCAAAGCCCATTTTTTTCTAAGGTGTATCTCAGTGCTACCTCTAGCATAAGAACCACCATAACCACCTTTAAAAAAGATTTTGGTTTTGGTTTTTCTTTTAAAGACCTTATCTAATCTTTCGATTACTGATCTTACTTGTTCTTGTGTTAGATAGCTAACAAAGGGTTTAAACCATTCCTGAGATCGTTCCCAGTCATATACTCGTTGCCTTTGAAAGTCTCTTATTTTATTCATAATGATATCCTCAAATAAATTTGCATTTAATTTTTGCTCGTTGGCATCTGATTGTTAAAGATCGCTACTGTCACTGTTCTAGCTACCCTTATATTATACCACGACACCCCTAAGTTATTGATTTACAAAAGGATTTAGGAACATTCTAATTTGGGAAAATGGGTAAAAACGATACAAAAACCATGCTTTTTTGCTTGTTTTTAAGAGCAAAGGATATGCAAGTGTTTGATTTTTAAAAGGAATTTTGTTGTTGCGCAACCACAGATGGGTTTGGAAAGGCAATCTCTAGGAAAAACATTGTAGGATAAAATATGAAAAAAATTAACCTAAAGATTGCCAACCATTTATCTAACCATATATATATTAGATTGGAGGATAACCATTATGAAATGATTAACTAGAAATATAGGTTAGTTGATTGCATATTGCAAGAGAAATACCACTAGATGTTGTATCCCACAAAAGAGCCAACCACTATATGTTGTGTTTACGGCTAAAAAACTATCTCAATATAAATATTTTATTGAACCAGTTAATAAGGACAACCAAACGAAAGCCAACAAATATAATATACCAGTAAATATTTATTGTTTACCCAACAGGATGTTGCGCTCACCTGTGGTATTTGCACCACCATAAAGACACAGGCAAAAAAAAAGCACACCCCACCTGATCTTTACGACCAAACAGGATGTGCTGTTTGTTATTTTCCGCTTACAGTTCTTCTTCCCACCTCTTGATTTGATTGAGCAATGCAACCGCACACTCATGCCTACCAACAATAAAATCGTCAGAACCATCGGTAGTAGTGATTTTGTTAATGATTGCACCACTATCAGTTGCCTCATCTTGCAACCAATCTCTTATACGTTCAATTAGTCGTTCTTGAGTCCACATGTAGGCAATGGCAGTATCAATCTTTTTAGTTCTCATTAGACACCTCCTTAGTTTCGATAACTTCCATTGTTTCTTTGTCAGCATCTAGCGGGTTTACACCTTCGATTTCTGCTTTATCTGTATTTATAAATTTAGAAAGGCTTGTATCTTGCGCTACCCTAACCCATATTTCATATCTACTTAAAAGCTCAAGTAAGTCACATACAGTTTCTACCACTAAAACGTCACCATTATCTTTATCAACAGTTATGCTCATCAAACACCTCCAACAAGACTTGCTTGCCCTTACGCTTCATTTTGACAGTATCCCCAACCTCAGCTTGAGCCTTGATTCCCTTAATAGAGATTCTTCTATCGCCTCTCGCATTGTTAGTTCGATACAGGTTTATTTTGGTTTCAGTGCCATCAATAAATTTAGCTTCAATGGTATGCTTTTCACCGCACTCCATGTCAGCAAAATCTACACCGCATGACAAGGCGAAATCTCTGACACTGGTATTGGCATCAATGATCGCTTTGTTAAGCATTGTAGAAGTAAGCTTGATGACTCCTTCTTTGTTTTTACTCATAATGTTCCTCCATTTAAGTAAATTATTTAGTTAACTGATTTCGAGCATTTTTGCTCTCGTCAGAGGAAAACACACATTTTCCTTATCAGTTGGCTTCAGCATTTAAGCTTAGAAGCAATCCTAAGAGTAGGGTAAGGGCATAACATACCCCAAAATACCCTACCCTTAGAAAGCAAGCTATGAATACAAGCTTGAGGTGTCCACATAAATAACCTCTCCAAAAGGAAGCCTCTCGGAGTATTGGCTTTTATCAGTAACACACCATATTACAGGGATGTCAGGCTCGACCTCTGCCTTGACTCTGCCCCACCCATCTGTGAAATAGATGAATGCTTTTACATTCTCTAGGTCATCAGTCCAATCATTGTAGAGATTGAAAGGAGGAGTAAAGTCAGTTCCACCTCCACCTCTTGCTATGAGTTTCACTTCATCACCTTGATCCAAGTCAAAGACATCCCACCATTCACCATCTCTATTCTTGCGAACAGTGGTGTCACAATAGCAGACCCGAACCCTCTCAAGCCCACAATCCTCAGCCATAGCTTGCACCTCAGTTGCATAGATGTTGAGTTCAGATTGAGAAACCGATCCTGAAGTATCCACAGCCATAACCAGTTCACCACCATAAGGTGATCTAGCTTTGCTAGGCAAGCAGACTCCTCTCCATGAGTGCCTTTTGTTCAGCCTTGACCATGTATTCACATTGGCAACAGTTGATTCTAAAAGGTCGCAGAGTTCATCCCTCCAGTTGATCTTGGCATCCTTTAATTCTTTGATGCTATTACTGAAAGAATAAGAACCAGTCGTTCCCATAGCCTTCTGAAGTTTATCGGACATTGATACCGCCCTCTGAATTTCAGTTCTGAGTTCTGAGAGTTCAGTTGCAGTCAGTGGTTTCCCTGATTCTGACTTTGCATCCCATACCTCTCCTACAGTGTTGGGAATAGAATCTAAATCAATGTCTCCTACCTTCTGACCTGATTTACCTCCCTTACCCTCAGTCGGAGTTCCTGAGCCTTCGCCTTCGCCTTCACCTTGACCCTCTCCCATCTGATCTAAGGCATCTTGCAATGCCTCCTCATCATTGATTAAGTCTCGGTATATTTGCTCGGCAGTAAGCTTGTGATATTTCCTGTTCATCAAACCACCTTCAGGCAGTTCCATTCTCAGGTCATAAACCAAGTAGGTATTGATGGCATAGTCACAGGCAATGTTCCAAACTTTAGGATGTCTAGTGGCTCTCCTGAGCATGTGTTCATAAACACAATGCAAGGCTTCGTGAACCAAGACACCTTTAAGTTCTTCCTCTGAAATCTCAGCCACGAAAGAAGGATTATAAAAGATATTCCTCCCATCAGTGGCTAGGGTTTCACACTTACTGGCTTCCACCTCAACAAGGTTAAGATGCAGAAGCATACTTGCCATGCCTACATGACCCTTCATTAACTTGGCTCTAGCCTTAATGATTTTATCTAGTTCAGTCATCCTTAGACCCTCCAAAGGCTTTATCTAAGAAGCCTCCTTTAAGTCCACCTACTGCACCTGACAAGTCCTTAGCAACCTTCTTTCGCTTAGGTGTATCATCTCTGAGAGTGTCTACAGAATCAATAGTAGAGAATACTGACACTAACTTTTGATGAGCCTTGTTTATTGTAGGATCATTTCCCAAGATATCAGAGTTGATAGAGGGCAATACTTCTACTGCTTGTCTCAGCTTGTCAAAACTGCTCTTATTGAAAAAGCCTTTCTGCTTGTCATCAGGGTCATACTCATCTAACTTCCCTGAAACATGATCCACTTGCTCCACTAGAGCCTCCACAGTCGTCTTAAACACACTCTTAATATTGTTGTTAGCCCTATTAACAGCATCGTTCTCTATCTTCTCTCTCAGTTCACTAGAAACATTGAGTCGGATATCTTTTGACATCTGAGGCACTAGACCCAATTCAAAATCAAATTTGAATTTTCTCTCTAGTTCTTCAATGTGGGGATAGTCATATTCATTGTAAGTATCGCCCAAGTTGGTCTTTGCACTTTCGACCATCTTAGGATAATTCTTCATAAAGCTTTTGACCTCTTTATCCCATTCGATCTTAGCCCTATCCACCTGTTCCTGAAGCTGAGGCAAATTACTGTTGGGGCAAAGTCTCCACCCCGATACAGTATGACCATCATCATCCGTAGAGTTATCAGACCATGCCACAGTCAGAGGATAATAAGAGTTGTTTCTAAACTGATTCAGAATCCGCCTAAAATACTTATTAATATTCGTTCCGTAGATATGCTTTGACACATTAAGGAGTCTTGGGTCAACAACATCATTGTCATTGGCTAAATCCTCCCTTAAATACTTGTCCACTTTCAATCCACTTGGATGCTTCGCAGTGAGGCGAACCAAAGTCGTATTTTCAGACAAAGTATTATTTATTGCTTTCTTATCCATAATTTTTTCCTCCAAAATATTAGATAAATTACTGTTTCAAACTTTCGTTATCTTCAGGTGAGATACACATCCCACTACAGCAAAATGGGCAGAGGGCAGAAAACATATACCAGTAAATAATATTGTATTCTACCCCCCGTCACTTTTCAGGATTAAACCTCCAAGTCCTGATTGTCTACTTTAAATTTAGAGAAGGTCGCAGTATCCATCAATTCAGGTCTAGCCCCAATGACTGATCTGACAAAGAAAATCCCATACTCAGGAGTCGGAAACTTCTCGACATACTTCAGACTATTCTTAAAGAAAGAACCAACCTGTTTCTTGTTGGCTTCTTTGAGAACAGTGACCAATGCAACACAGGTTGCATACATCAGTCCATTGTCATCTGCCACCTCAACATCTTTACCGCCCACAATTGCATCTAGGTCAGGCACTTTATCTTTAAGAGATAAGAAAGACGTAAACTCAATTGAAGCTTCCTCTCCCACATCTGCCTCTGAGATCATTTGAAGCAAATCTCTAGGCGGATCAGTTTTCAGGGTATCCGATAGCCTCACCCACGATCTAGGTGAGGGCTGAGGGGTAATCACTTTTGGATCAAAGACATTCAAATAATTTGGCATGGCTTGTATAAAAGCCATCACATCTAAGTGAACATCATTTTCCATAGCCCAGTTCATCCAGTCGTTAGTGTCATGCTCAAAGTTAATTAAGCTTGTCCTACCGATAACATGAGAAGGCAGTTTATTAGAACCCGCTCTATCAGTTGCCCTGTTAGAAGCACAGACTATCTTCCACCCTTCAGGAAGCTGATACTCTCCTAATCTTCTTTCATAGATCAATTGCCCCACCACAGCCTGAACAGAAGGGGAGGCTTGACCATATTCATCAAAGAACAATAAGCCTTCACCACTAATGGGAAGATTGCCTAAGAACGCTCTCCTCTGAACGAAAGAGTCATCCACCTCTACAGGCACAGGAACACCGCCTAAGTCAACGCTCTCATATAGAGCCAACCTAAACGATATGCTTCCATACTCATTCTTTTTTGGGTTAATACAATCAGCAACGATCTTCCTATCATTGGCTAGATACTCAATCAGCACATCAACCACTGCTGATTTACCGATTCCAGTTCCTCCAATTAAGAAAGGTGAGTTGCCACCTTTTATTACGGATTTCATAATCCGTAGTGCATCACTTGGTTTCATAATTTTCCTCCAATTATTTACAAGTTAGTTTGGGTTAATTCCCATTAATCACACTCGTTATGAATATGATTAAGGGGAGTTGAGCAGTTTAAAATCTTGCTCAGGATTAGAGATTAACCTATACCGCCTTCAGCATACATAGAAGCATCTTCCATATCTTCCTCCTCCTCCTCAAAGAGATCACGACAATAAAGCCACAGATTAGAATAGAGGGTAGTGTTATCCCTGTTCTTCTCAAAGACCTCAGGCAGACCGATAGAGCATAATACCAATGGCATTACATCAGGGATTGATCCAGTATCAATTATGATGCTATCTCTGAATGACCAGTAATCATAAAAGTGGTGAGGTTGAACCCAATTACCAATGATCTCCCCATTCACAATATTTGCGAAAAAGATTATCGGGTATTCGGTGTCGTAAAGCCCAACGCTAGAGCTAAAGGAATTGTATTTAAAACTTTCAAACTCACAATAATTCACGAAGCTTTCTTTCAGCACCACCCTATGATCTTTTAGACAAGAATTTAAAAGACCTGTTGATTGCCTCCATTCAATCCAATTGTAGGGTTCACCTAGTCGTTTTTCGACCATACCCCAAAGAGCATTAAAAGAATCTACTTTCTTTGCATCAGAATCTATTTTCTCTATTTCTTCATTGGTCAGTTCTTTTATTTCTTTTACAGATAGTTTTTTTCCTAACTTAGCTAGATTACTAGCAATAATATATGTTTTAGTCATGGTTATTAATCCTCCATATTTGTGTTAATTACCAATACCCAACCTTGCGATTGGGTTTCATAGGAATTGCACCTAATCATCAGTTGGCTCACCTTGTTTTTAGTTTTTTTGGTTTCCATTGTGTTTTCTCATTAAACAACCATTCATTGTCTGAATTATTTTGAACATGAAAGGTCTTACCTGATTCACCCCACTCAACCTCAATGGTTTTGCCCTCAAGGTAGTCAGTTAGAAATTGTCTTGCATCCTCTCTTTTTATTAAATCTGCAAAAGGATGATCCAATCTATTCCCATCACCATCGTAAACCTCCCAACCCATATGACTGCCTTTGATTCTAAAATCTCCGTATCCGTATTCAGTCAGACTGGCATCGTAGTAATACCCATTGATGATGTTTTGCATATGGGTATGAGGTTTATTCAGCCTCTTGAGTTTTATTTTCCCTGTAGTTTTGGATTTCTTAATTTTCATCTTGCACCTCCTCAATAAATTGAATTTTAGTCTCTCCAATTACAGGCTCAAAATTATTTGGCATTGAGTTTCCTTTGCCATAAACAATTTCTTTAGCTTCTTTCAAACTATTGGCTTGCAAAGTTCCTATATGAGTTGTTATCTCATCAAATTCTATTCTAAATGTTTTCATCTTGAACCTCCTAACTGTATGGTCATTCCATCAGTGAAGGGAATAGAAGTATTAGAAACAATACCATCAACAAACCAATCATAATTATCCTGATAGATTCTCAGGTCAGTAAATTCGTTCATTCTCGATTTAGTTGTGACTGTTAGCCATCCTCCGCTATCTAAGACCACTCGATCAGGGTAATGAATCACCACCTCAGTATCATGAAGCTTGATCCCAAAACCGCCATCTTCTCTGACTGTTAGATAGGTGTTATTGGCTAGTTTTCTCTTTCTAGTTTTAGCTAGTTCTTTTAGTTTTGAATAATTATTCATAATTTTAATCCTATATATTTGGCTTAATTACCAAGACCCAATCGTAAGACTGGGTTTCGTCTGAATCTCACAGGCTCGTCAGTTGGCTCAGTTGAACATTGATGAACATATAATTTCAGTGACATCATCTTCAGAAATACCATTCTCTTTGTGTATCTCTTGAACATAATCATCACTAAAACTCCAAGTTGTATTATAAAAGCCCGATTCACCTCTCACTATTAACGATGTCCTATCCTGATCCTCTTGGTTATATAGACACCAGTTATTGATTCCATATCGGCTGTTAAATTGCTTGGTTAATATTGATTCTTTTTTCATGGTATTTAATCCTCCATATTTGTTAATTACCAAGACCCAATCTTTCAATTGGGTTTCGCTCAGATTCTCGCTGAGTCTCGTCAGTTGGTTCAATCCGCATAGCTATAGCCATTGATAAGGTAATCAGAGATAGATGGAAGTGTATCTTTCAATCTATCGAATGACTCCATCCATTTATCCCTGTAATTATTGGGTAAATCGCAAGTTGTCTTGAGATCATCAATATCACCGAAGGCTAAACAATCCCACCTATAAAGATTCCAGTAAGTTCCCTTATGGTATCCAGTATGATCCTCATCCACTCTCTCAACAAAGAAATCCCCCGAATGAGTCTTGCAGATAAATAGACCCCATTCATTGCTATCCTTTACTGGTGTTAGTTCCATCCTTCCGTATTTGATTGTTTTATGTGCCATATTTTTTCTCCTAAAAATTAATTTATATAGCCCAATATAGACTACTGCAAGCAGATTGCAAGCATAGTAATGACTATCTTTAACTGGTAAATTATTATT